GTTTCCTTAGCTATGCACATCCGTTCCAGGACCAACTGAGGCTTCTTGAAGATTCCATCAGGACAGAGATTCCAACCGCAAAAGGTGGGATTGTTGGTGTGACAAACATTAGCTTTCAATTTCAACTTGCTCAGAAAACCCGAATGTTCAACTGACATGTGCAGCTTCTTATTGGAGCACATATCATCCCCTGCAAAGCAAATGCGCTCATCCCCTTTGAGCTTGTACTGTAGAAATGTGAAAAGCATGTTCGCCATAGTGTTGAACAAGAATGTGCTGGCTTCACCTGAAAATCTCATGATAGAGAAATTGCCCAATTTGGAGCCCAAATGCGTTTTAATGTACCTGTAGTCCTCTATGAGATCATTCGGTAGACCAAGGTAGCGCATGAGGCACAATTCAAAAGCCATGATGTATTGATCTTGACTAGCATCAAAGGCTTCATAATCTGATTCGGTGCACAAAGCACCAAATGAACCACGTCTAACCCAAGCATCTAGCTCGCCCAGCCCCTTGCCGGAATGTATGTAGTATTTCTCTGGTAACGCCTCATGCAACTTCTTTTCAATGTACCTCATGTACGGAGCGAATCGACAGAGCACTGAGTGCTGGAAGCACACTATGGTTTGTGCAGCTTTGCATCGCGAAAGCGATTCTCAAATTTTGTGCATAGCTGTGATTTAGAGAAAACCAGGCCCACATCTGCCAGCCAGTCTTTACAAGATCTATTGCTGTGGTTCTCAATTGTGGCCGCGCTTTTGCTCGTCTTCTTCTCCTCAAATTCAAATTTGGCCATTTCCATCATTTGCGGGTTATGCGCTGGTTTAAGTGGCACGCGGCTTAGAAATTCCTTCAGTAGGAAAGGCCCATAAGGCATAGCTTGCTGCAATTTTGCTGCTTCTTTCATGGGGCAGGAAAACCTCAGCCTCTTGCGCACGGCCATAATGAAAGTCACTGTATCTGAGGCGCGGTGCCGAGGGTAGATGGTTTCAAAACGCTCGGCTGCATTAGTGAGTTGCCTTCCCAATTGTTTGGAGTGCTCATCGGTGAACTGCTCTGAGACGAGGTAACCCATCCGCTTCTCTCTAAATTCTTTTGCCAAAATCTTATGCACCCATTGAGCTCTGACTCCTTCAAGCTCACACTGTGGGAGGTGGGTCCTGAACCATTCATTCGATGCAATTGCTTCTATCAACT